GCTTGAGCGAAGATGCCTTCCGTGAGTGGACATCCCAAGCGACGAAGGATAAGCTGGACGCTGTACGGCGGGAGTTGGAAGAGCACTCACAGTCTGTGGGCGAAATGCCCGTGAACGAGTACCTGGTGATGCTCAAAGCAGACGTGAAACCCACCTTGTCGAACAAACCGTTGGAGAGTCGGACGGAGCCTCAAGTTATCGTGTACCACGAAAAGGCCTTGTCCGCCTTGTACAGCAGCATCTTTCGAGTGTTGGTGCGTCGGTTCTTGGCTTTGTTGAAGCCAAACTATCACGTCAATCTGCTGAAGGATTCCAAGGACATGGAGGCCTTCGTGAGAGGAGTCCACCGGTTTGGGGTGAAAGGCACGAAGTACGTTGAGAACGACTTCTCTAAGTATGACAAATCGCAGGGGAGGTTTGTGTTCATCCTAGAGGCGTATGTGTTCGGCGAGCTCGGGATGAATCGCGAGTTTCTTGAGAAGTGGGTGGGGGGACACGTAAAGTGCAGCCTCAGAGCGTTGTCCATGGGCTTGTCTCTTCATGTCATGTACCAACGCAAGTCTGGTGATGCAACGACGGCCTTTGGGAACGTGGTACTCAGTGCGTTAAGTGTCATGTATGCGTATCGAGGGATAACGGTGCAGTGGGCATTGTTCATGGGGGACGACTCTCTCATATGCGCAGCTGGGGTGGCGTGCGATGAGTCTGCCGTGGCTACCTTGGCTGAGGTGTTCAATCTGGGGGCCAAGACTTATGTCACGAGTTACCCGTACTTTGCCTCCAGTTTCATTGTGGTGGACGAGATCGGCGAGGAAATTGCGTTTGTGCCAGATCCTGTGAAACGGGTTGAGCGTTGGTCAATGATGGTTTCGGGAGACGATCCCCAGTGGCACGAACGGTACGTAAGCGCCCGGGATGCCATGGGGGTGTATCTGAACTGTTTCAACACAGCCGGCTTGGAGGCGGCGGTGGTGACGCGGTACGCGGTGAAGTCGGAACACGCTATGGGGTTGGCGAGTGCTGTGGCATCTATCATTCAGGACGAGGCGTCGTTCAGGAAAGTGTGGGAAGAAATTCCTAGGCTGTCCAATTATTGAAGTTTTGCGGTTGTTCTCTCTTTTAAGACATAAGGG